GCCGCGAGGTCGGCCGCGGTCGTGATGAGCCCCCGCGTTTTCTGCGTGAAGTTCTCGACCCCGGCATTGCGCAGCGCGGCGCCGAGAGTGGCCGAGAGCTGCGCATACTCGCCGCGGGCTAGCCCGAGGTCCGTCGCGGCGCTGTTCGCCCATTTCTTGACGGTGGCCGCGTTCTTACCGAACACAGCATCGACGGCCCCAAACGACTGCTGTGTTTCGGAGGCTGCCTTAACGGCGTCGACCCCGAATTTCACGACCGCGGCGCCGGCCGCAGCCACAGCGAGGGGACCGAAGGTCTTTGCCGCCGACGCGATCGACGCACCGAACCGGCCGATCCGCGACCTCGACGTCTCAGACTGTCGCGCGACCCGGTCCGCGGAGGACCCGAATTTCTCGACCTCACGCCGGGTCGAGGACATGTCCCGACGCGCGCCGGCGCCGTTCGATACGACATCGAAGCGCAGCGTTGCGGTCACGTCAGTCCCCCTTCACCCGGTCGAGGATCTTCTCAATCCCGGTCACGTACAGCTCGGTTATTGCGGGCTCCGCGAGCTGTAGGCCTTCCTCCCCGAACGGTTGCGCCGGGATGTTGCGGGCCGGCCACCCCCAATGAATCGGGCCCGCGTACGGGACCGATGCGCGGCCGAGGGAGACCGTTGCTCGACGTGCTGCCCGGTTCGATCGCATCGACCCGACGAGACGACCCCGACGTACGGGGACGAGAGGACGGATCGCCGCGGCCGCGAGGAGACCCGCCGCCGCGGTGACATCCTTGAGCTCGTCGAGGTCGACCTCCGCGTCCCGCAGCGTGCGGACTAGCCGCGAGACTCCCTCGACCCGTAGGGCCGCGGGCACGAGGTCACACGGCCTCGGTGCGAACGGGCTTCTCTCCGAGCTTCCACTCCGCATCGGCGCCGAGTCGCTTGTTCACTTCGCCGCCGAGCTCGAGGGGCCAGATTGTGACTGTCCCGGTGAACGTGGGGCCAGTCGCGTTTGGCTTCCACGAGTAGGGGACGACCTCCCCCTGATTGACCCATGAGAAATTGATGATGCCGGCGACGTCGTCGAAGTCCTGGACTACCGCGATCGCCAGAGTCCACGATTCCTCGGACTCCGCGGGCAGCGGATCGCCGGACAGGACCTCGCCGGCATCGTCGCCCGAGGGCTGGTCCGGGGGAACGAGACGAACGTTCGTCGCCTGCGTCGCGAACGCGATCGCGTCGAGGGTCAGTGTCCCGGTCTTGAGCTTGGAAACCTTGACTGGCATAGCGTTACTCCTCGGATGCCGCTTCGGTGTAGGTGATGAGGTAGGCCGGGACCGCGTCCCCGGTCGCTGGGATCTGATACGACGCGGGCTCCGCGCGGACGATGTCGACGACCTCGACGACCGCGTCGATCATGTCCTCGAGCTCCCGCGCCGACGAGAGGTCCCCGGGCCCGTTCGCGAGAGCGACAAACGTCCACTCGAGGAGGAACGATCCCGCGAGGGTGCCTCCCTCATAGTCCCGACGGGGAACCGGGACCACGAGGACACACGGCAGGGATGCGGTGTCGCGTATGTCGGTGACGACGTGTAGGTCGGGACGGCCGGTGCGGAGGAGGCCGGCGAGCTCCTCCGCACGGTCGACGACCGCACCCATTACGGCACGACCTCGGGAGGTACCGCGGCCGGCGTGGTCGGGGCTCCGAACACGAAAGCGCCTCCGTCGGATCCGATGCCGAGGAGTCGCGCAATGTCGGGGTCATACCGCAGGATGCCGGCCGCTCCGAGCTCCGCGTACCCGGTGACCCCGAGGGGCGACCCACGGCGTGCATACCACCGATGCGCGAGCATCGCAGCGCCGAGGAGCAGAGTTGCCGGGGCCTCCCCGGCCGTCGACGGGGCCGGGTCGAGGGCCTTCCATGCGGGGAGGTCCTCGACGTACGCCGCGGCCGCGTTCGCTGCCAGGAGTAGCGCGGCGTCGTCGACAGGCGTCCCCGACCGTAGCCCGACGGATTGCCGGACCACGGTCGGGGTCAGCCATGCGGAGTCGACCATGTCGGATCAGACCGCGTTGACGATCTTGGAGAACGCAGCGTTCCGCAGCGTGCCGGATGCGAGATAGCCGCCGTAGGCGACCTCGACGCCGAGGATCGAGGGCTCGACAACCTGCAGGAGCCCGATGCGCTGTTCGTAGACCTCGGTCTTTTCCTTCACTCCGACCACGATCGTCCCGTTCGGGAACGAGGGGACCACGATCCGCGGGAGCCGCATGACGTTCCCCTCGAAGGTCGCGAGCGAGGACTCCGTGCCCGCCCCGGGCTGGTTCGTCATCGCCAGGAGCGAGGAGTCCAGCACGGGCCCGTAGAGGGCCCACATGTCGAGACTCATCCAGACCATGTTCGGGAGCCGCTTGACGCCGTTGTACGCGTTCGATGCGGCGCCGTAGAGCGCGGTCGCGATCTGCTGCAGCGTGCCGGCCTGCCCGACCGCCGCCTGATTCTCGACCGACGCGAACGCGATCGCCGCGAACGCGTCAGCCGCCGCGTTCTCCGTCTCGATCGCGTACTCGTCCTGCAGGTCAGTGATGATCGCGTTCCACGCCTCCGGGGAGGTCCAGTCGATGTCCTGCCGCGACACGTTCAGCGTGCCGCCGTAGGTGTCCTTCGTGAACGGCACCGACCCAATGACCATCTTCCGGGACGGAAGCTCGACTTTCTCCCCCGTCTGCTTCCCGACCTGTGAGTGCTGGGTGATGATCGGCCGGTCGAAGTTCTTCCCACGCACCGACCCGAGGTCCTTCACCCCGATCGAGGACATGAACGGCCGCATCGTGTCGAGGTCGTTGTCAATGGTCCCGATGATGTCGCGCGGGAGGAGGCCGGGAGTGTCGGCCGTGGTCTGCGTCGCCACGACACGCGACTGCGACCCGCCGCGGTCGGCCCATGCGCAGTCCCGGGTCAGGTTCGCGGCCGCGAGCCGATCCCGGGCCTCGTTGTCCCCGTCGAAAGCGAGGATCCTGTCCACGATGACGTGACCCGCGGACCGGTACTCCGGGGACTGCCGTCCTTCGGTGTACGCGAGGGATCGGCCGTCGGGGCCGGCCTCACGCCGGCCGGTGTCGCGGTCGCGGGACGTCGAGGAGTAGCGGGAGGTCGTCGTGCGGTGCGTCGCGCGGAGCTCCTCGAATGCCTCGAGGGGCTCGATCTGTGCGTCGAGCTCCCGGATCCGCTCCCGAGCTGCCTCGAGATTGCGCGTCTCCGCGTCGACGAGGTCGCGGGACTCGTCCTCGACCCGGGCGAGGGTGTCCTCAATGAACCGGATCTGCTCCTCGCGCTGCGACTCGAGCCGAATCAGCACGGGGTTGCGAGTGTCGGTGCCTCCGCTCCGGTCACGACAGAGACCGGTCAGGGGGGTCACGGGGTGGTACATGATGCCTCCGAAGTCACGAGCCGAAAGGGTTACCGATCGGGTGCTTCTCCGGGTGCGTCCCGGGTGACGTACTCGTCGGCGCGGGATGCGGCGCGGGGATGCGGCGCGGTCGTACGTCGCCCACCATAGGACATCCCGGACCCGTTACGTGAGACCCGAGAGTTACGCGCGTCCCGCCTTGACCCGCTCGAGGTACTCCCGCCAACCCTTCACGACCCGACCGGAAGCCTCCCGGCCGATCGCCCGTTCCCCCGTCCGCACGAACGAGACGCGGGCGTCGACGTAGGCCGGCGTCGACACGAGGGAGACCTCGAGGAGCCGTGCCTCCGTTCGGATGACGTGGTCTTTGAATCGGGGGCCGAGGTCGGGGTTGTAGTCGTCGACGTAGGTCCAGTCCGACCGGATCGGCGCGAACCGGATCGACATGTACCCGAGAGCCGCGCGTCCCTCCTCGTCCTGTTGCGCCATACGGGCCGCGCGCTGCGCTAGGTCGGAGTCGTCGAGCCTCCAGACCCCGTCGAGGACCTCGTCCCCGTCGTGCCAGGAATCCGCGACCCCGATCGGGAACGAGGCCGAGTCGTGGAACAGGTGCAGGGGGAGGGACCGGGCCGCTTCCTTGATCGACTTCGCCAGGGACCCGGGGGCGAATTGCTCGACGAAGAATCCGATGTCTGCGTCACGGTTGTACGGGACCGCGGTCCCCTCGAGCCAGTTGAGCCGGCCGGACTGTCCCTCGGTCGTCTCGACGCGGAGCTGGACGTGGGTCGGTTGGATCCGCTGTTCCTCGGGGCGGTGTAGCGGGGCCTGTGTCTGCGTGGTCATGCTGTGACCTCCTCGGGGTCAGTCTCGGGGGGTGGGGGTGCCGACGGGGGGCCGGCCGGGGTTGAGGGCTCGACGTCGGTAGCGGGGTCGAGGCCGAGGTAGACCCGGGCCTCCTCCTGTGTCCACAGGGCCTCCCGGCGTGCGGCGCCGGCGACCCGGATCTGTGTCTCGAGGTCGTCGACGAGGAGCGCGTTGCGATCGAACCTCACCCGTCGACCACGCGGGAGCCACGCGTCCGACCAGACGTCCTCGAGCTCCTCCCGCACCGTGTCGAGGGAGGTCCGCAGGAGCGCCAGGAACATGAGCCCGGGGGTCCGGTAGGTGTGCGAGGACGCGGGAGCCCCGAGCCAGTACCCGTCGAGGTTGAAGATGTTCCCGACGTCGGTGAGGGACAGTTTCCGGGCTTCGGTGAGCTGCTGGTCCTCCGGGGACCATGCCAGGGGGATGATCTGCGACCCGTTCGGGAGGAACGCGGGGAGTCCCGACCCGGTCCCGGGCCCGAACTTCTCGAGCCACCGATCCGCGGCCGCGTCGAGGTCCTCCTGTTTCGGCTCCCGTTGTGGGGTGATGATCGCGACCCCCGGCATACCGCGGCCGCGTGCGTTCTCTCGTTCGGTGGCGTCGAGGAGGGCGACTTTGTCGAGCGCCTTGAGGTGTTGCTCGACCACGCCCATGCCGCGGAACGAGAACGAGGGATCCGATCCGCGTTGCACGTGTACGACGTCGTCAGGGTTACGGACCCGCCGGCCGTTGAGGTAATAGACCGGGACCCCGTCCCCCTCGTCGACGATCCCCCACATGTGCGCCGGATACCACGCGACCGCGGCCGGATACCCGTAGGCGTCCCGCGCGGTCACTAGGTGGCACGCGTTGCCGTGAAGGAGGTAGTCCTCGACGTGCTGCCGCACGAACCACGGCCGGGAGTGGAACGGGTCGGGCCGGTCGAGGAGCCGCGGCCGGGGGAGGGGATCCCGGCCGCGGAAGTCGTCGAGAGCGCACTGTCCGAGGAGCCCATAGACCGCGAGGGCCCGACCGACCCCGGGGATCGACCGCGCCGTATCCGCGTCCCACACTTGCACCGACAGGGTCGAGGGCTGCGTCACTAGGGGAGGCCAGAGTTGCACCATGCGTTAGCTCCTCATCCGATCCAAAACGATCCCTCGTCCTCGGGTACCGGTACGTGGTCGAGTCCCCACGCTGCGACCGTAGCGGCCTCGAGGACCGCGATCGGGGATCCCACGTTCGCCCATGCCCACGAACCACCTAGCCGCCGCTTCCCCGTCCCCGCGGCCGCATCGTTGAGGGAGGACTGCCCACGATGCCGCCAGGACCCATCACGGAGCTCCCGCTCGACCCGGACACACGCGGCCGCGTAGTCCCGCTCCGGGATCCGGTACACGGGCACGCCGGCGAGCTCGAGGACGTCGAGGAGCTCCCGGGTCGGGCCGGCATCGTTACCCGCGATCGGGGTTGAGTGCTTCTCCGCGAGCTGGATCCCGCGCGCCAGGAGCCACGACGCACCCTCGAGGGCGTCGACGACCTCGACGATCCGACGGCCGTCCGGGAGCATCGCAGCCGCGACAATCGCAGCCTCCGACCCATCCTTCTCGACCGCGGCGCCGAGGACGACCCGGGCGTCGTCCGGGATCTTCTCCTCGGTCCGGCCGTGGTCCCACAGATGCGCCGGGATCGTCCTCGCCTTACCCGACGAGGGGGTCCGGTTCCCCCATGCCCGCAGGAAATCCAGACGACCCGTAACGGGGTCCTCCTCGGTCATCGTCGCCCACGACGCGCGCACCGACCCCGGCCGCAGCGTGTACCCGGTAGCGGGGTGGTAGCGGATGCACGCCTCGATCAGCGCCTCGTCGTCGAGGTCCTCGACCGGGATCCCGTCGACCTCGTCCGGGAGTCCCCATTCGAACCACGCTAGGCCGAGTTGCCGGCCGGCCTCGACCGCAGCGCGACCCCGACGCCGCAGCCCGTTCAACCACGCGGACTCCTCGGTCCCGGCCGTCGAGAACAGCCACGCTTGCCCGTTCGTCGTCCCGAACGCGGGGAGGTACGCCTGCCGGATCACCCGGGCCTGTTCCGCGTCGAATGCCCACAGCTCGTCCCCGATCACGAGGTCGGCATCGTCACCATGGATTGCGTCCGCGTTCGGGGAGAACGGCTCGAGCGTCGACCCCGTCTCGAGCATCGTGAGCTGTTCGTGATTGACCCCGACATGCCGCCGCAGACCCGACCCGATCGGAGACCGCACGAGGGACTCCGACAAGTCGAGGAACCGACGTCGCGCGTGCTTCCCGGTCTGCGCAGTCGACCAGATCCGCGCCATGGTGCGCGTCCGCATCCGATGCGCCACGAGGACCCGCGTCGTGTAGGTCTTGCCGCCCCGCCGTTGCATCGACACGCCGACCTCGTCGTACGCGAACGCGCCAGGTTCCGGATCCCCGGCCTCAACCGACTGGACCTCGAGCCCGACCGTTACCGCGAGGACCTGATGCGGCATGAGGGGCGCCCCGAGCTCCCGCGCGGCCGCGACCACGGCCGGCCCGTAGGTCGGCCGTAACGGATTGCGCTTAGTCGCCCATCGTGGGGGGACCGTCGAGGAACCGGAGGACCCGGCCTCCCGGACCACTGTCACCCGATCCCGCCTCCTCGACCGCCTGCCCGCCACGATCGGCCCGCAGCGGAAGCAAGTCCACGAGCTCCCGCAGCTCCCGAGCCGCCCGTAACGCTGTGCCCGCATCGTCCGCGCGCCATGCCGCATCGACCAGGAGCGCCGTACGGTCCGCGAGGGCCCCCCACACTCGATGCTCCGCCCGAAGGTCATCGACATCGGTCAGGGCCGCACGTAGCGCCTTCGTAACCACGCCGGGACGGGTCCGGTTGAGCCTGATACGACTCGACCCCGGACC